CCCAAAACAAATAGTAGACAAAATAGAGAAAAGTAGAGAAGAAGTTAGTGAAGAAAAAATTGAAAAAGAAGCACAAAAATATTATCAATATTTAAATAATAATGCTAGTAATAAAACACCAGATTATACGGCAACAAATACTATTAATTCAGCTTATATAGATTATCAAAATAGATTTGTAGGGCACTGGAGACCATATATGGCAGAAGAAAATGGAAAAGAAATAAATTTAAGGGAAATATATGGTTCTGGAATATCAGAAGGTGGAGAATTAATATTAAAAAATAAAACAAGAGTACTTAAACTGCCAATAAAAGCCCCTAAAATAATATTAAATAATAAATATATAGAAGTATTTGTAAATATGCAATTAAAAGATGAATTAGTTATAAATACAAATTCTAGAAAAAAAGGCATATATCTTAATGGTCAAAATATTATAAATAAAATAAATAGACAAAGTACATTTTTTAATATTGATGTTGGCGGAAATGTATTAAAATATAATGCAGAAGATGGATATACCAATTTAGATGTAAATATCTACTTTGATAAAATTTATTTAGGAATGTAGGTGGAAGAAATGGATTTGATACTATTAGATAAAGATTTTACTCCAATATCTATAATAGATGATTTTGCAAGTTTGGTATGGAATAGAAAATATTATGATGTAGGAAATTTCACGTTGCAATTACCAATATCACAATATGAAAATGTTAAAAATGCTATGTATGTATATTCAAATGAATTTGTAGAAACTGGTAAAATAGAAACATTAAATTATGTTAGTGCAACAAGTGAAGAGTTTATAAAACTATCAGGTAGATTTTTAGAAGTCTTATTAAATGATAGAGTAATAAATAAAACTAAAAGCTTTAATGCATGTATAGAAGATATTTGTTTAAATTTAGTTAATGAATTTGCGATAAATACAACTGATATTAAAAGAAAAATCAATAAATTAAAGGTAAAAGTGTTAGAAACAAGAAATATAAATGACAAGTTAAATACACAAGTAACTGGCGATAATTTATTGGAGTATTTATATACATTAACTAAAAGTAAAGAAAAAAGTATAAGAATAACTTATGATTATATAAATGATGAACTAATATTCGAAGTTTGGCAAGGTTTAGATAGAACTGATAGTCAAAACGAAAATAGTTGGGCTATATTTAGTAGAAATTTTGAAAATATAGCAGAAGATGATTATAGCTTGGATAGTACTAAATATAAAAATTATGTATATATTGCTGGACAAGATAAAGGAGAAAATAGAATTATAGTAGAACTTGATCTTGTAAAAAATGGAGAGGAAAGAAAAGAATTATATGTAGATGCTAGAGATTTACAAATGGAAGATGGAATGACATTAAGTCAATACAAGGAAATACTTTTACAAAGAGGATTAGAAAAATTATATGAAAATAATAAAGTAGAAAAATCTGATTTTAAAATAGATCCTTTTTCTAATTTAATATATAAAAAAGATTTTGACTTAGGTGATAAAGCTACATATAAAAATGAAGATTTAGGAATATTTGTAGATAAAAGAATAGTAGAAATTTCTGAAGTTTATGAAAATGGAAATAAGGAGATAAATGTAACTTTTGGAGATGAATACAACATTAAAAAGATAAAGGAGGTAATATAGTGAGAAGTGGATTTTTTAATTCAGAAATAATACGGATATGATGCGGAAAACATGCCTGTATTTGATAGAGCCGAAGAGGCTTCTTTTTTTGCAAAATATTTTAGTCAATTTATTTCAAATGGAGTATTTCCAAATCCATCAACAAATATGCAAGTATTAGCAACAACAGGTATGAACATAAAGGTAGACATAGGAGTTTGCTACATAAATGGATATATGGGGTGGGTAGAGCCAGCAGAAATATTTGAAATAGAAGAAAGCGACTTACAAGCAAGAATAGACAGAATAGTAGCAAGATTAGACTTTACAGACAGAAGTATAAAACTATATGTAAAAAAAGGAACACCACTAGGAAATCCAATAGCACCAGAACTACAAAGAGATTATGACATATATGAGATAGGATTAGCAGATATAAGAGTAAATGCAAATGTAATAGAAATCAATCAAGCAAATATAACAGATTTAAGGCTAAATACTGAACTTTGTGGAGTAGTTGCAAATCAATTACAACATGTTGATACAACAACAATATTTAACCAATATATGGATTGGCTAAAAAGAATAATGCAAGAAGGAGAAACAAAGCTAATAGAGGCAGAAAAGAATTTTGAGAAAAATTTTAATAATTGGTTTGAAACAATACAAAATGTATTAGATGGAGATGTAGCAGGAAATTTATATAATCTAATCAACACAAAAGCCAACAAAAAGAAAGTCTACAATATAGAAATAGACACAGAAAACTGGACAGAAGGAACAAAAACGATAGAAGTAAATGGAATACAAGCAACAGATGAAGTAAATATATATCCAATATGGTCAGAAAGTAAAGAAACCAGAGTGCAAGAAAAAGAAGAATACAACAAAATAAGTATGATAAAGTCAGGTGAAAATAGTGTAGAAATAAAATGTGATGAAGAAACACCAACAATATCATTAAATGCAAGAATAGAGGTGGTGTATTAATGCAAGGAAATGTTTTAGGACAGAGTGGAGGAAGTTCAAGTAGTGGACTAAATGTATATGCACAGGTAAACGAACCAAGTAAAAAAGATGGGGTTTGGATTAAGACAGCAAATATTTTCCCAACTGAACTTAATTATATAAACTTAGGTGGTATACCATATGAGTTTTTTGATGGAAATACAGTAGCGATAGGAACGGATATATATTTATTTGGGGGTATAGGTTTAGGCACTAGTACTAATGATAATTATAGAAGAACTTACAAATATGACACCATAATGAATAAATATACACAATTAACAAATGTACCATACGATTTTAGGAGTGGAAGTGCAGTAGGAATAGGAACAGACATATATTTATTTGGGGTTTATAAAAATAGTGTTTATAAAAATGCATACAAATATGACACCATAACAAATGAATATACAGAATTAGCAAATATCCCATATAATTTTATTAATGGAAGTGTAGTAGCAATAGGAACGGATATATATTTATTTGGGGGTATAGGTTTAAATAATAGTACTACTTATAGTAAATGTACATATAAATATGATACACTAGCAAACGAATATACACAATTAACAAATATCCCATATAATTTTTATAATGGAAGTGCAGTAGGAATAGGGAAAGAGATATATTTACTTGGAGGTTTTAACAGTAGTCAACTAAATAGTTATAAATACAACATAGTAACAAATACATATACAAAAATAGCAAATATACCAATAGATTTTACTAATGGAAGTGCAGTAGGAATAGATACAGATATATATCTATTTGGAGGTGGAAATTCAAGTAGTACTACTTATAGTAAATGTACATATAAATATGATACACTAGCAAATACATATACACAATTAACAAATATCTCATATAATTTTTATAATGGAAGTGCAGTAGGAATAGGGAAAGAAATATATTTACTTGGTGGTGAAGATTCTCGAAGATCTGTATGTAAACTATCAGTAGCAAAGCTTCCAGAAATACGAAAATATAAATTAAAAAATATAGAATTGCTAGATAATATTGATACACTATTAAAAGGAAATTATACACAATTAAAAAATATACCATATAATTTTACTAATGGAAGTGCAGTAGGAATAGGAACAGATATATATTTATTTGGGGGTTATAATGCTAACAACCAGAAATATGTGTATAAATACAATACTATAACAGACGAATATACAAAAATAGGAGATATACCATATAATTTTACTGATGGTTGTACAGTAGCAATAGGAACAGATGTATATTTATTTGGAAGTAACACTACTGATAATTATAGAAATACATATAAATACAACACTATAACAGGTGAGTATACAAAATTAACAGATATACCAATAGATTTTACTAAAGGAAGTGCAGTAGGAATAGGGAAAGAGATATATTTATTTGGAGGTAGTAGTAAAGAAAATTATAGAAGTGCATACAAATATAACACAGTAACAAATGAATATGAAAAATTAACAAATGTACCATATCATATGTTTACTAAGGGTTGTGCAGTAGGAATAGGAACAGATATATATTTATTTGGAGGTAGTACTACTACTGAGTGTGAAAATGCATACAAATATGACACTATAACAAATACATATATAAGAATAGCAGATATATTATATGATTTTTATGATGGAAGTACAGTAGCAATAGGAACAGATATATATTTATTTGGAAGTATAAGTTCAGGTAGTACTACTTATAGTAAATATGCATATAAATACAACACTATAACAAAAGAACATACAAGATTAGAAAATATCCCATATAATTTTTCAGAAGGAAGTGCAGTAGGAATAGGAAATAAAATATATTTACTTGGTTCTAGTAGAAATTATAAATATCAAAATAAATTATTTGATGATAAAACCATATATATAGAAGTTAAATCATTATTTTATGTGAGATTGTCTAATATATTACAAATATATTTTTCAAATGCAGGTATAATTGAAGATAATAAACTATTGAGATACCCAGTATATTATGGAAATGGACAAGAGTGGGTAAAAATATAAAGGAGGAAAAAAAGATGATAGAATATAAAGGATACAACTATTCAAAAGAAGGAGAAACATATATAGTATATAACAAAGAAGGAGAGGCGTGGATAGTAGGATTTAAAACAGAAGAAGGAGCAAAAAAACAGATAGAGGACATAGTAAAACAAGAAGAAAACGCACAAAAAGAAAAAACAGAAATGGAACAAATGAAAGAAGAAATAACAAATATACAACTAGCAATGCTAGAAATGATAGAAGGAGGAAAATAGAATGATAGGATTTTATAAAGATATAATAAAAAAAGGCTTAAGAACAATAGAAGAAGTGCCAGAAAAGTATAGAGAAGAAGTACAAGCATTGTTAAAGGAGGAATAAGAAAATGGAAGAAATAATACAAAACATACACTTCACAAATGTATGGTGGGCAATATTTGCACCGATGATATTGATAATAATAGACATATTAACAGGAATAGTAATAGCATGGAAAAATGACGACTTTAAAAGTGCAATAATGAGAGCAGGCTTGTCAAAGAAATTTGGCGAGCTTGTTTATATATTAGTAGGAATATTAACAAAATTCGCACTAGGAACAGAATTAATATTGTACTTTGTAGTAGCATACATATGTTTAATGGAAATATCAAGTTTAGCAGAAAACTGCGATAAATTGGGAGTTGATATACTACCAGATAAAGTAAAAGAAAAGTTAAATAATGACAAAGAAAAATAAAATATTTATTGTATTTATATAATAAAGATGATAGAATATATCAGAAAGGGAAATAAATGGAAGAGAATTACATTAATATAGGAAAGATAAACAAAGAAATATTTAAAGAAATCTCTAAAAATATATCAACAGATGAAGTTATACTTACTAACGAAAGATATATACATATAATAGAAAGACATAAAGAAGACTTTGAAAAATATATTAATATTTTGCCTGAAATATTAGAAGAACCAGACTATATATTAAAAGATTATAAAAATGATAATACAGCAATGGTAATAAAACATATAGAAGATACAAATATAAATATTATATTAAAATTAGCAATAACAAATGATAGAATACATACTAAAAACTCTATAATGACATTTTATAGAGTAAGAGATAAAAATATTAAGAAATTACAAGAAAAAAATAAAACTGTTTACAAAAAGGAATAAATAATGTATAATTAAGATAGAATAAGAATATAGGAATTGAAGTGGAGAATGTGCTGCCACGCACCTAGAAATAGGTCAAAAGAAATGCAGGAAAGGGCACACCTGCCAAACCTATATTAAGTAGACCTCTTACTAAGTAAGAGGTTCTTCCGTATAAAAGAGTGTCAAAAATGGCATTCTTTTTACTTTTATATTAAAGGAGGACAAGTAAATGGAAGACAATATAATAATAGAAGAAATAGAATTTTCGCAAGAACAATATGAAAAAAATATACAAGAAAACACATTTGAAGAAGAATATGAAAGAGGTGAAGAAAATGCAAATAACTAAGGTAAAAATGCCCCAAAACAAATACAACATAAAATGTCCATACGAAATGATACCAGAAGGAATAACAATACACAATACAGCAAATGACGCAAGTGCAATGTCAGAAATAAGCTACATGATAGGAAACAGCAACAAAACCTCATTTCACGTAGCAATAGACAACGAAAGAGTAGTACAAGGAATAGAATTTAACAGAAACGCCTGGCACGCAGGAGATGGACAAGGAAAAGGAAACAGAAAAACAATAGGAATAGAAATATGTTACTCAAAAACAGGAGGAGAAAGATTTAACCAAGCAGAAAAACTATGTGCAGAATATGTAGCATATATATTAAAACAAAAAGGCTGGGGAATAGACAAAGTATATAAACATCAAGACTGGAGTAAAAAATATTGTCCACATAGAACACTAGACTTAGGCTGGGAAAGATTTAAAAAAATGGTACAAGCCTACTTAAATGGAACAACAGAAATAAACAATAATGTAAAAAATGATGGGAGTGAGGAAGTAATGAAAACATATCAAAATGGAAGTACAAGCGAAAATGTATATTCAGATACAGCGTGTACAGTAAAAATAGGAAGTATAAACCCAAGAGAAAGTTGCGACTGTTTAGGAATATTTAATAATAGGGCAATGGTAAGATATAAGGTAGATGGAAGTAACAACTACAAGTTGGGATTTTGCAAGTGGTTGGGACGGAATTAGATAGTATTATAGCCAGATTAGATTGAGTTTCTAGTCTGGCTGTTAAAAAATAATATGTTGACAAATTTATTATTTAAACATATAATTTTAAAAGATTAATAAATATATAATTATATTAGGAGGAAAATAAAAATGTATCAAGAATGGTTGAAAAGATATGAAGAAATAAAAAATAGTGGTAAAGAGAATAAGAAATAAACAGTCTATATTTAGACTGTTTTAATAGGTTTATTTAAAAGTTTTTTAATTTCATTATCAACTTGCTTTTGAATTTTATATATTTTTTTATTTGTTTTATTGAATTTAGTAATATCTTTATTTTTTTGCAAGTTCCACATATTATAAACATAAATGATATTAACATAATATTTATCTACATTACTCATATTAGAATTTGAAATAAAAATAGATAAGATTTCAATTGTATTTAAAAAGACTTGATGCAAAGATTCATATATAAATTGGGAACCAGCAGCTTGACTACTAATATTTATACAAATAGCTTCTAATTTATTTAAAGTATTTTCTATTAATAGTGGAAAAAAGGAGTCAAATCTTTGCTGTTCAAATTCATTATATCTAGTATTTAAAATTTTTACATATCTTTTCTGTGTATTTTTAGAATTTACAATATTATGAAACTTTTCAAAACATTTATTATCATCTATTATTTCTAGCATTTCAACAACTGTAAATTGTTTTAATTTAGATGTATCTATATTTTTAATCATATTTTTAATTTCTTGATTAGGCATTAGAACATCTGAAATTAATCCCATTCGTTCTATTAAGTTATTAGCAAAATCTCGAGCAATTTCAGAAGCTTTTTCTTGTTGTTTTAATGTCTTGCTTTTAGTAAATTGATACATAGACCAAAAAGCAGTTATTACTACACCTATAGCAGTAAACCAAATACTTATATTACCTAAGGAAATTCCCAATACATAAATTTCTTGTGATTGATTATTTGGTAATTGTATAAAAGGTAATGATTTTAATATTATAAAGGATATAATAAATACTAAAATTAAAACTATTATACAAAGTAAATGGTCCATTATATAATCTAAAAAATTTCTAAAGTGTTCAAAGTTTTTCTTTATAAAATTCATTTAAACATCCTCCTAGTATAAAGGTATTATATAAGCTTTACTAAATAAAGTCAATAAAATCTAAAAATTAATACATTCGACCACTTTCGACACACAAAACAAAAAATCTATGTTATAATAAATATAACAACAGCAAAAGTAGTATGAAAATAGAAATAAAAGCAATAAAATAAAAGATAATAGTTAAAATTGAAATATTGTAAGAATTATTTAATATATAAAGTAAAAGATATTATAAAAAGAAAGTAATATATGAAGAAACACAAGTCCCAAAATGAAGTGGGGCTTTTTATATTAGATAAAATTCGACAAAAAAAGACTTTCGTAAAATAAAAATAACTTTTTGTAAAGTAAAATGCCCTTTTCGTAAAATATTTAACACAATGGTAATAAAATGTGGTATAATCTCAATATCAAAAGAGCTGTATTGAAAAAAATAGAGGATAAAGAAAAATGATAAAAAGAAGGTAAAGATATAGTAAAAACAAGATAAAAAATAAAATATAAGTATAGAGAAAAAAGGAAAAATAAAAAAAATTTTAATTATTTTTGTCGAAACTGAGATAGGCTCTTGACAAAATTAAAATTTTTGTAAATAATATATAGGAAGATATGCAAGACGCCAATCAACCATATCTTCCATACCCATAAAACAATTCACATTTAAGTGTTTGTCTTAATGTAAGTATAACCTCTCAAACGTGAATTGTCAAATAAATTTACGAAAGAGAGGAATTTTTATATGAAAACAAGAAAAAAATTTAAAAATAAAGAAGAAAGATTATTTACAGGTGAAGGAAAGAACATTATAATAAATTCAAAGTATAACCTCTTAAACAAAGATAATAAAAATTTGTACGAAAGAGGTGGATTGTTTATGAAAGAAACAAATGATGTAATATTAAGTGAAATAATGAAAAAATTAGATTGGAAAGGAAAAATTGTTGGAATAATATTTCCAAAAACATTAATCAAAATATATAATATTAGTAGAATAGAAACAATTAATAAAATTATAAAATAATGTATGTATCATTAATATTTTCATAAACGAAAATATTAATGTTACAAGCATAGACTAAAAAAATCTATGCTTGTATTTTAGGAAATAATTTCAATTTAAAATCATCTTTGTTTATAGGGGTTATCTTTTTATATTCAACTTTTTGTAATACACTTTTTAAAAGTTCATTTTTCATTTTTATATCATTAGTTTCATAATAACTATCTATAACCATCTCTATTTTAGGTATTAACAGTTCTTTATTATTTTTTCTAGCAATAATATCACTTCTTTCAGTTTCTAGTTTTTTTATATTATTAGAAATATCCTTTATCTGTTGTTTTAACAAATTTGAACGTTCAATAAATATATCTTTACTATAAATACCTTGTTCTAATAAATCATAAGTGCTATTTAATTGTAATTTCATTTTTTCTAATTCAGATTTATAAGTTAATATACTATTTTCATTTATTTTTAACAATGTTTCAACATCACTATTATCATTATTTAATAATTTTATTTTGTAATCTTCCAATAAAGATTTTAATGCCTCTAACAATTTTTCTTCTACAAAATCAATATTACTTCCAACATTATCTTTACAATGTCTACAACAAATTCGTACATCATTTCTATTAGAGTATGTAATTCTCGATAAAGATTTACCACAAATTCCACATTTCAAAATAGAAGCCATTGGATTTTTTAAAGTATAATCTATTTTAGTTCTACTAATTAAATTATTATTTCGTATATTTTGCACCTTATTCCACATATTTAAATCTATTAATGGCTCATGAAGTCCATCTACATAGATCACATTCTTATTTTCATTTTTAACCCTTAGTATGTTCCCATTTACAACTTTTTTTATAGTAGCCTTATCTGTATATTTTATTTTACCTATATAAACAGGGTTGGTAAGGATATGAGATATACTTGATTTTGTAAATTTATTACTTCTATGAGGCTTAAATCCCAATTTATTAAGTTCATTACAAATAAATTCTAAACCATTACCATTTGAATATAAGTTAAATATTAATTTTATCATAGTTGCTTCATTTTCATTTATTTTTAAAGAATAACCTTTCTGTTTAGGCAATTTATATTTATCATAACCATATGGAGCAGAAGTGCCAACGTGTTTTCCTTCCTTAACACTTGATAATATTCCTTCATGAAGTCTTTGATTTATTTTCTTATATTCTCTCCTAGACATAAATAAACCAAATTCAAAATATTCTTCATCATACTCATTATTAGGGTTATAAGTTTTTAAAGGTGTAATTATTTTAGTATTAGAATATTGAAATGCATTAGAAACAATACCTTGATCCAATGTATTTCCTCTCGCCAAACGTTCAACCTCCACAACTAAAACACCTGTCCACATACCATTTTCAACATCTGTTAATAATTGTTGCATTACAGGTCTTGAAGAAATAGTTTCTCCTGATACCACTTCTTTATAAAATTTACTTATTTTAATTCCTATTGAATTAGCATAATCTCTTAATCTTTTTTCATGTCTTGCTAATGTTTCACCCTCACCATGAGATTCTGCATCAATATCTTTTCTTGACTTTCTCAAATATGCACAATAATATTCCATATTATTATTTATATGATTTTCCATAAAAAATACCTCCATTTTCAATAAATTATTTAATAACTATTGAAAAAGAAGGCTTTTATATTGTATAATATAAAAGTAATCACTTTCAATAGTGTTTATTTGTGAGAATTATGTACTGTGTCGCAAACTTAGAACATAATTCTCTTTTTATTATATTAAAATTCTCTTTTTAATTGTTTAACTATTCCAACTATTGTGACAGGAATAGTTTTCATTTCATCATAAGTAAATATCAGTGGTTCATATTTTGTATTTAAAGGTTGTAAAAGTATACTATTATCACTTTTTTTTCCTTTTTTTATAGTAGCTTCATCTCCATTTATAATAGCAACTACAATATCGCCACTTTCAAAATCATCTTGTTTTTTTATAATAACAATATCATCTTCTATTATAACAGGAAACATACTATCTCCTTTAACTTTTAATGCAAACATTTTCCCACTTTCAGCCAGTTTCTTGTCAATGTCAATAGTTCCTATCCAGTTTTCTTGAGCTAAATAATCATAACCTGCTTTTACTATACCAAGGAGAGGAATTTCAACAATTGGATTTCCTAGTTCATCTTTCTTAGAGTTTATTTCAAATTCTTGACTTTCATTTAATGTAATTAATAAATCTTCTATACTCATAAACATAGCTTTGGCAATTTCTTTAGCAGCTTCTGTTGTTACAGAGTAAGGTTTTCCTGTTTTAGGATTATATATTTTTTCTAGAGTATTTATATATGAAGGACTTAATGAAGTTCTATTAGCAAACATTCTTTGAGATATTTTATTTTTTATTCTATAATCTTTTATTATTTCTCCAATATACATTTGTATCACCTTTTCAATATATATTGTACAATACATTGTGCAAAAAATCAATAGATTAAAAAAATTTAAAAAATTTGCACAAAATACTTGACAAAATAAAATTATAAGATATAATTCATACATAAGCACAAAATATTGTGCAAAAGAAAGTAGGTGAAGAAATGAGAAACAAACTTAAAAAATATAGAGAAAGTAAAGGACTAACACAGGAACAATTAGCAGAAAAGTCAGAAGTTTCAAGAAATACTATATCAGCAATAGAAACAGGAGCAAATACAAATATAACATATGAAACAATGGAAAATTTAGCTAATGCATTAGAAGACAAAGTTTCAACTATTTTTTTTGAAGAATAAGCACAAAATATTGTGCAAAAATCGAATTGCGACACAGTACAAAAAAGAAAGGAGGACAAATATACTGAATACATTGTATAGAGGTGATTACACAATGATAATAAAAGAATTTAAAATAGGAAATACAACAATAGAAGTAGATAACACATATTATCCAAAGACAGAGGAAGAAAATATAAAGGCATATGAAGAATTTAATAAAATAGGATGTGAAATTTTGAAAAATTCAAAAAATTAAAATAAAGGAGGAACCCAAAATGCAACAATCAAAATTCATAAAAAAAGCAAACGACCTAGCAGAATATGAAATAGATGAAACAAACAGAGATGTAAAAGGAGTAACAGAAAAAGTATATAAGGCAGAGAAGATTGATAGGAGGGAAGAAGATGGAAATTAAATGTAAATATTGTGGACAAGAAAATTATAATGCAAATTTTTGCATAAAATGTGGAAGAAAATTGCAAAAAATTTGTAATTATTGTTGGATAAAGAAAATGCCATATAGTTGCGGAGAAAGCAATTGTCTAAGTTATAAATTATGTAAAAACAATAGTAATCAAAAAACAATAGATAACTATAAAAATATATTGGAAATAAAAGCAGATGGACAACCAGTAAAGTTTAAATTAAATGGAATACCATTAAAAAAAGTTTGTTCATACGAATTAAATAATAATGGATATTATAAAAAATTAACAATAACAATAGATATTGATGAAATGTATTCAATATAAAAAAATGTAAAAAGGAGGGAAGAAGATGTTAGAAAAGAGAAATGTACTAATAATATTAGAAATAATGAGAGAAAATGTGGAAGAAAGAGAAAAAGATAAAAGAAATACAGAAGAACAAAAAAATTATTATGCAGGATATAAAAAGGCAGTAAAAGAGGCAATAAGAAAAATAACAGAAATGGACGAAATCTGAAAAGGAGGTAGGAAAGCAAATGAAAAGAAAATTTAAATTAGACAAAAACAAAGTGTATATGAGAATAGGACAAGCAGTAGTATATGTAACAGGATATATAGCAAGTGGAATATTCTTATATTGGGGATTTTTACAAAATACTATTTATTAGAAGGGAGTATAAAAGATGGACAAGTTAGATAAAAGTTATTATTGGCACATTATAACACTAGTAAAAATGAAATTAAAAAGAAAGGAGTTGAAAGATAAATGATGTGGGGAATATGTATAGGATTAGTAGCAGGAGCATTATTAATGAGTTTAGCAGTGGAGGAAGTAGAAAAGGAAAAAGAACATCTAGAAGAAGCGAATGCAGATTTAAGATATGAAAATGAAGAACAACAAGAATTTATAAATAAAGTGATAAGAATAATGTTTTATGAAAAATCAATATTTGACAGAGATAAAAAAATAAAAGAACTAATTTTAGAGTACCAATCAGAAAATTAGTTCAAATAAGAATATAAATAAACTCATATCTACTTTAATATTAACACAAATTAAGTAGATATGCAAGAGGGAGGAAAAATGAAACAAGTAGATTTAGGAGAAACAAAAGGAATAAAAAGAAAGATAGATGACTTAGGAAGGGTAGTATTACCAAAAAATTTTAGAGAGAGTTTAGATTTTAATAAAAAGGAAGAAGTAGAAATATATTTATTACAAGAAGGAATTTATATAAAGAAGGTGTAAAAATGGAAACTTTAGAGCAACTAGAACGCAAATATTTTCTATTAGAAATGCAAGATAAGTGGAACAGTGAGGATTATAAATATGCAAATGAGTTAAAAGAAAAGATAAAGGAGGCAAAAAAACAAAATGGATAAAATAACAGAATACTTAGAAAGAAATTCAAAGATAATAACAGAAATAATAGAAGATCCAGATACATATAAAATTGAAGATATATCAGATTTAACAAAGTTAAATTGTGAAATAGCAGAAGTATTACTAAAGATTGAAGGAGTGAAAAATGGAACTATACAAACATCAAAAACAAGTACTAGAACAAATAAAAAGTAAAAATAAATGTGCATTATATTTAGATATGGGACTTGGTAAAACATTTGTAGCAAGTGAGAAAATGTTAGATTTAAATGAAAATCTAAATATCATAGTATGTCCAAAATCTGTTGTTGATACTTGGGAAAACCATATAAAGATATATTATCCAGAATATCAAGTTCTTAAATATAAATTACCAAAAGAGTTATTAAATAAAACAGTAATTATAATAAATTATGATTTGATATGGAGAAGGTCAGAGTTTAAAGAATTAAAAGATTATACATTGATTTTAGATGAATCACAATTTATAAAAAATTCAAGTGTATCAAGAACAAAATTTATAATGAAGTTGAATTTTAAAAATTTGATATTATGTAGTGGTACACCAACAGGGGGAAAATATGAGGAATTATTAACACAATGTCATATGTTAGGGTGGAATATTAATAAAAAAGCATTTTGGAATATGTATATTGACTATATATTAATACCAATAAATGGATTTAAAACACCAAAAATACTAGGATATAAAAATGTAGAACATCTAAAACAAAGACTAAGAGAGTATGGAGCAGTATTTATGAAAACAGAGGAAACAATAGAACTTCCAGAGCAAATAGACAATGTATTAAAAATAGAAAATACTAAAGAATACAATCAATTTAAAAAAGATAGGATCATTACAATAAATAATAATATGTTAGTAGGTGATACATCATTAACAAAATTATTATATCTAAGGCAATTAGCAGGCTTATATAACAAAAATAAATTACAGGCTTTAAAAGATTTAACAGAGTCAACAGAAGATAGATTAATAGTATTTTACAACTTTAATGAAGAAAGGAAACAAATTGTAAAGTCAATAGATAGACCATTAAGTATAATATCTGGAAACATGAAAGATTTAAGTAACTATGAAAAACATAATAATTCGGTAACATTAGTACAATATCAAGCAGGAGCAACAGGACTAAACTTACAAAAAGCAAACAAAATAATTTATTACAGTTTGCCACAAAGTTCTGAATTATTTGAACAAAGTAAGAAACGTATTCATAGAATACGGACAAAAAAATAACTGTATGTATTACTATTTAATAACAGAAAATTCAATAGAAGAAAAAATATTTAATACATTAAAACAAAGAAAAGATTATACAGATGAATTATTTAGAAAGGATGATGAATAATGGAAAGATTAAATTTAAATAGTGAATTATTAAAACCAATGAAAGAACAATTAGAAATAATCATAAATAGATTAACAAATGTAGTTGCAACGCAAAACAAGGAAGCAGAAATCACTTTAAAAATCAATTTAAATACAACTAAAAGGTATGAAGAAATAGATGGGGAAGAACCAAATGTTATTGAATGGATAGAACCTATTATTAGTTATCAAATAAGTGAAAAAATCAAAGAATTTAAGAATACAAATAAAGAGAATTTAGGTTTTGATTATGAATTAAGAGTAGATGAAAATAGCAATGAAGTATATGTAGGAAAAATAAATCAGCAAATATCAATATTGGAGGATTAAATGTTAGAAAAAGACTTTCAAAAAGAAGTAATAAAATTTCTAAAACAGCACAATATTTATTACATAAAAGTATGGCGGAGGGGGATTTCAACGAGCTCGGAATACCAGACATAATAATATGTTTAAAAGGAAAATTTTTAGCAATAGAACTAAAAACAGAAATGCGGAAAAGCAACAGCCTTACAATTACATAACATAGAACAAATAAAAAAATCAAAAGGACAAGCATTTATATTAAAACCATCAGGATTTGAAGATTTTAAAAAGGAGGTTTTAAAAATTGTACAGTTATAGCAAAGTAACAACATATTGTAATTGTCCAAAACAATATAAATATAGATATATAGATAAACTAAAAATATATGAAGATTATGAAGCAGACAATGCGTTAATAGTAGGAACAACAATACATTTACGGAATAGAACAAGGCTTAAATGTAGCAATAATGTACTATAAACAACAATTTCCAAGAATAACAAACAAACACATTGAAGAAATAATAAAACTAGAATATTGGATACCAATAGTAAGAGAACAATTAAGAAATTTACGGAAATAATTTTACATATGAATATGAAATAAAAAACGAAGAATATGTAGGATATGTTGATTTAATAATACATAATGCAGACAAAACAATAGATGTAATAGATTTTAAATATTCAAATAATATAGAAAACTATGTAAATTCTAAACAAATACATTTATACAAATATTACTTAGAAAAAATAGGATTTAAAGTAAGAAATTTAGGCTATTTATTTATACCAAAAACAGCCATAAGAATGAAAAAAACAGAAGACACATATCAGTTTAGAAAAAGACTACAAGAAACGATAAAAAATCAAAAAATACAACTAAAAAAAGTAGAATATGATGAAAAAAAAGTAAAAGAATTTTTTAATCAAATAAAAATACTAGAAAAAGACAAGACATTTGAAAAAAAAGAAACAAAATTATGTGATTGGTGTGAATACAAAGAATATTGTAAATCAAATGAAACAATAGATTATATGATTTCAAATAAATAGGAGGAAAAAGATGAGTTTAATACCAGAAAACAAAAAAAGAGATGTACAAACAACAAAAAAAGTAAAATTATATTTATATGGAAGTCCAATGTCAGGAAAAACAACATTTGCAAATGGATTTCCAGAAACATTAATGCTAAATACAGATGGAAATATACAATATGTAGATAGTCCATATATAGCAATAAGAGATGAAATAAAAATGGAAGGAAGAATAAAGAAAACAAAATATGCATGGGAAGTATTTAAAGAAGCAGTAGACGAAATAATATCAGGGCAACATACATATCAAACAATAATACTAGACCTAATAGAAGACATATATGAATCATGTAGAGTATATATGTATAACAAACTAGAAATAGAACACGAATCAGATGCAGGATATGGAAAAGGATATGACATGATAAAAACAGAATTTTTAACAACAATGAAAAGAATAATAAACAGTAACTACAATATTGTATTACTAAGTCATGACAAAGTAGAAGAAGTAAAATTTAAAAATGGTACAAGCATAACAAGTTATACAGTAAATTTACAAGAAAAAATAGCAAAAAAACTTGCAGGAATGGTAGATATAACAGCAAGAATTGTACAAGATAATGACAATAACAGATATATAGACTTTACATACAATGACTATGTATTTGGAGGAAACAGAATAGGATTACAACAAACAAAGATACCACTAAAAATAGAAGAATTTAAAAAAGAATTAAAAAAGGGAGGAAATGAATAATGGCAATTAACTGGGAAGAATTTAATAAAAATGTAGATATAGAGAATTTAGTAAAAGATGTACAAGAGGCAGAAAATGGAGATTATGAAGAAGTACCATATGGAAAATATGAAATAAAAATAACAAAATTAGAATTAACAGAATCAAAAAAAGGAGATCCAATGTTATCAGTATGGTTTGAAATAATAAATGGAGAAAACAAAGGAAGATTAATTTTTATGAATCAAGTAGTATTACAAGGATTTCAAATACATATGGCAAACGAATTTTTAAGAAGTTTACAAACAGATGAAACTGTAGAATTTAAAAGCTATCCACAATACAATATATTAATATTAAACATATATGAAAAAATAGTAAATAATGAATATGAACTAGAATATGGAGAAAATAAAAAAGGATTTCAAACATTCAAAATATTACAAAAATATAATACAGACAATAAAGAAGAAATTTCCTCAGAAGAAACAGACACAATAGGCTGGTAAAGAAAAAGGCAACATAGTTTATAAAAAAAACGTGTTGCCTAAAAATCTAAAGAGGAAGTGGGTGAAAAAATGAATTATGAAAAATTTTATAATCAATACATAAAACAAGCCAAAACAGAAAATGGAAATATAAATGGACTATGTCCATTTCATGATGACCATAACAGTAGTTTTGGAGCAAATATAGAAACAGGACAATATAATTGTTTTGCATGTGGAGCAACAGGAAATGCAGTAACATTTTTAGCAAACATAGAAAATATAACAACAAAAGAAGCATGGAAAAAACTGAATGATATAGAACCAGTAGTATATACAGTAACAGAATATGCAAGGGAAAAAAACTTACCAATAGAATTTCTAACATCAATAGGACTAACAAATGGAAACAAAAATGTAATGATACCATATTACGATAAAGAAAAACAAATAATAGCAACAAGATTTAGAAATCACCCAACAAACCCACAAAGATTTTGTTGGAAAAAAGGATCAAAAACAATATTATATGGGCTTTGGAGGTTAAAAGATTACCTGAATGACTATATAGTACTAGTTGAGGGAGAATCAGATGCACAAACGCTATGGTACAACGGAGTACAAGCATTGGGCGTACCAGGAGCCAAAAACTTTAAAGAAGAATATGCAGAAATACTAGAAAGATTTAAAACAATATATATACAACACGAAGAAGATCAACGGAGGAGAAACATTTGTAGCAACAATATTAAAATACATAAACAACAATAAATGTAAAATAATAAGCTGTAAAAAATTTGGGTGTAAAGATGTATCACAACTACAAATAAAAAACAAATTCAATAAAGAAGAATATTTAAAAGCACAAAAAGAAATACAATTCAACAAAATGGCATTTTATGATGACAGTAAATTTTTACATGACGCATTTGGAGATTACTTAATAAATAAATATAACATATTAAAAATAGAAAAAAGACTATACATGTATGAAGAAGGGACATATATTTCGTGTGAGGATGCACTAGGAACATTAATAGTAAACTTAATACCAAACTTATCAATGAACAAAAAAAGAGAAGTAAAAGACTATATAAAAGACAAAAGTAACAATGTAGAAGAAACAGGAGAAGAATATATATCTCTAAAAAATGGAATATTAGACGTAAAAAAACTAGAACTGCAAGAACACACTACAAAAATAATAACAAGAAACAAAATAAACATAAAATACTATGAACAAAAAGAAAACAAAGAAGTAGATACAATAATGAACAACTTAGCAGTAAATGACAAAGAAGTAGTAACACTATTATATGAAATGATAGGATACTGTTTATATAGAGGAATGCCATTTCAAAAAGTATTCATATTAGTGGGAAATGGAGCAAATGGAAAATCAACACTACTAAACATGATAACAAAATTACTAGGAGAAGAAAACGTATCACATGTAGACTTAAAAGAAATAGCAGGAAACAGATTTGGAAAATCAGAACTATATGGAAAACTAGCAAACATAGCAGATGACTGTAGTAGTACATATCTAGAAGACACATCAGTAATGAAAAGAATAACAGGAGAAAGTTATACAAGTATAGAATTTAAAAATCAAAACAGTTTTAGTGCAAAAATAAACACAAAAATGATACTAAGTTATAACACAATACCAAGAATGAATGACACAACAGATGGACTAACACGTAGGCTAGTAATAATACCATTAAATGCAGTATTCAAAAAAGGAAATCCAAACTATGATCCATATATAGGAGAAAAACTAAAAAAAACAGAAAACTTAGAATATGTATTATACAAATCACTAAAAGCAATAAACAGAGTACTAAAAGACAAAGAATTTACAGTACCAAAACAAGTAAAAGAACAAACAGAAGAATATATAAGAGAAAATAATCCAGTAGCAAACTTTTTATTTGAATTATATGAAGGAGAAGATATATCAAAAATACCATGTAATGAATTATATACAGCATTTGATGTATGGAGAAAAGAAAATAAATTCAAAAGTGAAATGAGTATAACAAGATTTGGAAAAGAAATGAAAAAACTAGGATATGAAAGAAAACAGGTAAGAAAAAACAATACATCAAAAAGATATTATGTAAAACAAGAAAATTTTGAACAAATGTCACTAACTTAATAACCAACTTATAACATACTTTGTAACCACTTAAATACTTACTCTCTCTATATTGTAACTAACTATAACTGACTTAATAAAATATAGATTATATATAATAAATAATAATAATATATAAATAAATATATAAAGATAAGAGTGGCGAAAAGTTGGTTAAGTCGGTTACACTCTTACAGCTGTAAGAAATACAACTGTAACAAGTGGGTTATAAAGTATGTTACAAAATAAAAATGGAGGAAATAAATGATAGAAATTTCGAAAAATATAACAATAGAAGGATTTAAAAATAAAAAAGAATATGAACAATGGTTAAAAGAGCAGGAAAAAACGGAGTCAAATGAAATTGTATTAAAAATATTTAAATGGAGCTTAAAGGAACTAGAAGAAAATACAAACAATTACATAGATAACAAAACAAATTGGGATAGAGTGGACAAATATGCAATAAAAATGATTAATAGAAAATTAATGAGTGAGGAAAAAATAATTGAATTTATAAAGGAAGCAACAAGCTCAATATTTGAAAAATAGGAGGAAAAAAAATGACAGAATTTCAAAAGATAGCAGAAAGTGAACACAAAGTAATAATAGGAATAACGATAATGTTAGTAATAATACTGGTAATGGAAGTGATAAGTATAACAAGTATAGCAAAGACAATGAAAGTAAAGGATCAGACAATAGAAGAAATAAAAAATAAAAAAGAAAGAAGGATAAAAGATGAAAGGATATAAAGGATTTAATAAAGATTTAACATGTAGAGGATATCAATATGAAATAGGAAAAGAGTTTGAACATAAAGGAAAAATAGAATTATGTGAAAGTGGATTTCACTTTTGTAAAAGAATTATAGATGTACAAGAATATTACGATTTAATAGATGAAAATACAAGAATATGTGAAATAGAAACAACAGGAGACGTTATAGAAGGAGAAGAAAAATGCGTTACTAATAAAATAAAAATTATAAAAGAAATAACAAAAGAAGAGATGTACATATTAGGAAATGAAGGCAAAGGAAATATAGGACTAGGAAACACAGGAAATTGGAACGCAGGAGATAGGAACACAGGAAACAGAAACACAGGAAACAGGAACACAGGAGATTGGAACACAGGAGATTGGAACACAGGAAACAGGAACACAGGAGATTGGAACACAGGAGATTGGAACACAGGAGATTGGAACACAGGAAACAGGAACACAGGAGATTGGAACACAGGATATAGTAACACAGGAGATTGTAACACAGGATATAGTAACACAGGATATAGTAACACAGGAGATTGTAACACAGGAGATTGTAACACAGGAGATTGTAACACAGGAAACAGGAACACAGGAAACAGGAACACAGGAAACAGGAACACAGGAAACAGGAACACAGGAGATTGTAACACAGGAGATAGGAACACAGGAGATAGGAACACAGGAAATTGTAACACAGGAGATTGGAACAAAACGAATAGGAGTTCAGGGGTTTTTTGTAATGAAGAACCAAAGTTAATAATGTTTAATAAAGAAACTGATATAACATGGGAAAAATGGAGAAATAGTAAAGCATATTATATATTATCAGAAAATACAAAAACAAGATGGATTTATTATAATAATATGACAGACGAAGAAAAAGAGAAATACCCAAATGCTAAAACCTGTAATGGATATCTAAAAGAAGTAGAAAGAAAAATAGCTAGTAAGGAATGGTGGGACAAATTAGAAAAAAAAGAAAAATTAGAAATATTTCAATTACCAAACTTTGATTTAGAAATATTTAATGACATTATGGAATTAGAAATAAGTAAGGAAGAATATGAGGAAATAGTAAATGATTAAAATCAAACAAGGAAATATATTAAAATGTAATGAAAAAATAATAGTACATCAAGTAAATGTACAAGGGATAATGGGAGGAGGAGTAGCAAGACAACTAGCACTTCAATATCCTAGATTAGAAGAAGAATATTCAGAACATTGCAAAATGTATAATAACAACTATAACTTACTAAAAGGACAAGTATTTAAAATAATGATACAAGGGAAATACATAATGAATATGTTTAGTCAAAAAGAAAATTTTGAAACAGATTATAAAGCAATGGAAATAGGATTAAGAGATATAAAAGAATTTGCAATTAATAAAAAATTAAGTATAGCAATACCATATCGGAATAGGATGTGGAATAGCAAAAGGTAATTGGGAGAAAGTTTATAAAATAATAGAAGAAGTATTTAGAGATTATGAAGTTACTTTGTATAGATTGGAGAAATGAAATGTATGGAATATACAACACCATAAAAAAGGAATTTCAATTTGGAATAAGAGAATTAACAAAACAGAGAGCAAAGAATAAATTATTTAAGAAAATAGGATATGACAGTTATAAATGGAGATTTGAAATAAGAAAAATACCAGAAAAAAATAAAAAAAGTTCTGGTAAAGAGAAAATATAGGAAGGGAGTACAGGTGTGAAAGCAAAAATTATAAAGGAAATTTTAGATTTCAAAGTAGGAGATATAATAGAAATTTTAAATATAGATACAGTAGACGATGGAGTAGACATACACTTTTTAAATAACAATAAATATTATAAATGTTATTTTGATGACGTATATAAAGTAAATGAATATTTAGAATTTAATTATGAAGAAGTAAAATCGGCAGATTACATATATATTAGAGAAGATGAAGTAAAAAATAGATTAAATGAATTAGAATCAAGAAAACAAAAAGAAATAGATTATTGGAAAAATAAACTTATGAAATTAATAGATAAATTTTAAGGAGGAAGATAATGCAAAGTAAAGAAGAAGTAGAAAAAGATATAAAAATATTAAAAAATATATCAGAATGTTTTACTTATTCTATGTGGAGTGAAGATACAGAAGCATTAAGAAGAATATTAAATTATATAGAACAATTAGAAACAGAAAAACAAAAATTAATATATGATTTAGAAGGAGCAATTGATTTGACTAAAACGGGAAAAGATATAATAAGTAAAACAAAAGTAGAATGCTTAGAAAATGTATTAAAGATAGTGAAAGGGGAAAACAATGAGTAAAGCAGATGAAAAGTTTAAAAAATTAGGATATAAAATAGAAATTGAAGATGAAATAAGTTTTACATTAGGAAATAGAGAAAGAGCAGATTATATAACATTTATGAAAGAAACAAAAACTTTAATGTTATCAGCAAATATTACAATACAAGAACTACAAGCAATAAATGAAAAAGTAAAGGAGCTAGGGTGGAATGAGTAAAGAACTGGAAGAAACCAAAAAAGAAATAAATGGATTAGTAGAAAAAATATAATATTTGAAGGAGGAAAAAAGATGAAAGCAAAATATATAAAAACAATGGATTTTGAATTTGATGATGTAGAAATACTAAATTGTGATACTGAATATGAATTAGCAGAACGAATAAAAGAAAGTGAAGTAATAAAAATAGATAATGAAGGAACAATAGAATACATTAATTCAGCTTATATAATGTTTTATGAGCTAAAAGATGAGGAAATAAAAAGATGAAATTTGAAGATAAAAATTTTGAAAAAGAATTTATGAATTGGTTAAGTAGTAAAACAGAAGAAGATTTAGTAGAAACTTTTAAAAAGTATTCTATAAATAATGAATTGGAGAGGAAAAAGAAATGAAAATACCAAAAATAATAAGAAAAAATAATCGAGAATACATATTTGAGAAAATATATCCAAATTTTATAATGTATAGAGATAAGAAAATAGGAGTAAAAGAAAATTTTACAAGGCAAGAATTAGGATTAATAAAAGAAGTAAAAGTAAGTCAAGAAGGAAGGATAAAGGGGATAAGTAGATTAAAAGTGTAAGGAGGACAAATGAAAATATATGGAATATATGATATGAAAGAAAAAGAACGATGCTTAAGAGTAGGATCAATGGAAGAAGTATCAATATTTTTAGATTTAACAGCAAGAGAAATAGGACGAGCATTAAAAAATAATAATTTAATAAGAGAAAAATATAAAATGTGTTATTTGTTTAATGAGGAGGTGTAAGAGTGAAATACATAAAAGAAGATATTGAAAAAATGTTAAAAGAATATCCAATAAACGAAGCAAAACTAACAGAAATTCAAATTAAGAAAGAAGAATACCAAGAAGAGCTATATTATGCAGGGACAGTATATGAAGACACAGACAAGGAAATAATAGAAAATATGCAACTATGTGGGAAAGGTTATGACAATATACATAGTAATACAAATAAAATATCTGATAAAGTATCAAATACAGCAATAAATTATTCTAAAGAACAACATTATATAAATAAAAAAGATAGACAATATTTAGAATCAAAAATTATAGAATGTGAAGCAGAAGAAAATGTACTAAATAAAAAAATAGTAAGAGTAAAAAATTTATTAACAATCTTAAGCGAAAAACAAAGATTTGTGATTAATGAATTTTATATAAATAGTGAAAAAGGAGATTGGAAAAAAGTTTCAAAATTATATGAAAAAGCATTTCCAAAAGATTTAACAATAAGGCAATTACAAAATATAAAAGATGTAGCACTAAAAGATATGTTAGAAGTATTAAATGTATAGATTTAATAAAATTTCGTTAAAATTTCGTCAAAATTGTGTTTAAAATTTCGTTTTTAATATTATATAATTATAATAGAAAAATTATAAGAAGTCGCAATTGGAGAGAAACAAATTTAAAACCGAGCGACAGGATAGACAATTCCACTTTTGTAAATTTGAGTTGATGTAAAAGTGAGGCTACTGAAAAAGTAACATTTTTCAGAAATGCCAATCCACTTTTATATAAAATTCAAACAAATATTAATATTTGTTTACCACAACAATATTAATTTCGAATGATATTATGCTTAAAAGTGGGATTGCCTAATCTCAAAAAGAGTTTTTCAGCAGCCTCTGTAAAAGTCAGCTCTTTTAAAATTTTACAAATACTTAAAAAAATAGTATAATAAAGATAGTTAGAACATATATTATAGAATAAAAATTGGAAAAGGTTACCAAAATATGTAAAAAAATTTACAAAAAGTATTGATTTATAAAGACAACTCTAGTATAATGTTATTAACAGATAAGAGAGTGCTACTGCTGAGCTACTTGAAAATCTGTAGAAGTTTAATAATGTTAAATGGATTAAAAATACTAGAGAACGCAATTTCTAGTATTTTTTTATTAAGGAAAATAAAAAAGCAACCCTACAAAAGTAGGGTGCCAATATACCATATGTACTAATCAAACATCTTTAAGATGTACGCAATTATGATTAATACAAGAAGTTTAATAATGTTTTGCATAAACTTTCCTCCTTTCTTATAGAAATTTGGAGGTTTATAAAAAATGGATAAAATTATTATACTATGAGTTGGAAAAATAATCAATAAAAATGTAAAAAATTGTAAGAAGAGTTTATCAAACGATAAGCTCTTTTAAAATGGTATTACCAGAATACTAGGTAACTGATAATATAAAAAATGAAACTCACCTTCTTTTGTTGGAATAGAAGTAATAGAAATAGAGGACAAATAGAACTTTCCTAGCGAGTTTAAGAAGAGTTGACACCACATACCCTGCTTTAGTGGGAAAAAGGTGGCTTATATATTGCAGTTTTAGAGAAACGGAAATCTCACTAGTTTCATAAGCTAGAGATAGTGGGTTCAACTCCCACAACTGCAACCAAAGAGGTGAAATATGACAAATTCAGAAAGATACCAAAAATACATAAAAGAGCATTGCAAAAAATGCAAAAATAAAACAACAAATTTATGTGACATAAGAATATTTGTAATAGATAATAAAATAAATACAGAGTGTGTATATTATGAAGAAGAAAAGACTAACAATCATTAGTCTTAAAATTATCTAAGCTGTTATTTAAAAAATCTAAAATAGGCAATAAATTTTCATTATCAGCTTTAAGATAGAAAAACTGTTTATTATCAGGTGTTTTATATACAGTAATATGTATATCACCAATAGATTTACCAGATAATAAATTCATAAAAAACACCTCTTTTCTACACAAAAAAATAATATATCACAAATAATATATTATGTGTGTCGAAAGATGTAAAACATAAAAAATAATGTAAACAAGGATAACATAAAATAGAAAAAGTAGGTGAGGTGATTGGCAAATGAGAAAAATTTAATACCATTTGATAAACGAACCGAGAGCGAACAGAGAGAATATGCAAAAAAAGGTGGTCAAAAATCAGGTGAAGTAAGAAGAAAAAGAAAAGCAATGAAAGAACAAATGGAAATGCTTTTAACATTGCCATTTAAACAGAAAAAACAACTAAAATTCATAAAAGATTTAGGAATAGAAGATGAAAATATAGACAACCAAATGGCTTTAATAGTAGCAATGTATGGAAAAGCGTTAAAAGGAGATGTGCAAGCCTTTAACACAATAAGAGAAATAACAGAAGATACAAAAACAATAGAAAGCAATAGCAGAATAGAAATAATAAACGAATTACCAGAGGAAAACGAAAATGAAAATTAGAATAAAAGAAATAATAGCCCCTCACTTCTGGAACACATTTAATAGCAAGAAAACAAACCAGATATACAAAGGAGGAAGAAGTTCAACAAAATCGTCAATGATTTCAATAAAAATAGTATATAACAGTTTAAGCAATAAAAATTGTTCAACAGTAATACTAAGAAAACATCAAAATCAGCTAAGAAAATCAGTATATAAAGAAATAAAAAGAGCGTGTAAAAGATTAGGACTAGAAGAAGGAACAGACTATACAGCCAAATTGTCACCAATGGAAATTAATTTTAATAATGGAAATACAATATATTTTGCAGGTGGAGATGATTACGAAACGGTAAAGGGAATGATAGACGAGAATACATTGATAAAAATGGTATGGTTTGAAGAATTAACAGGTTGGGATAATCCAGAAGATGTAGACCAAATAAAAGCAACATTTATGAGAGGAAACGACGATTGGTTTATAACATTTTATTCATATAATCCACCAAAAAATAAATTTGATTGGGTGAATAAATGGACAGAAGAAAAGCAAGAAAATAAAAGTTATTTAGTACATCAAAGTGATTATAGGACAGTACCAAAAGAGTGGCTAGGTCAAATAGCAATACAGGAAGCTGAAGAACTAAAAGAAAATGATGAAAAGCGTTATAAATGGATATACTTAGGAGAAGTAATAGGACTAGAAGGATTAATTTATAATCCACATTTAATAGAATATGTTAATGAAAACTACATAGAAGAAAGCAAAATAAAAATAATATATATAGACTTTGCGATAGACAGTGGACACCAGACATCAGCAACAGCAGTTTGTTGTTATGGACTGGGAAATGACGGATATTTTTACTTATTAGATACATACTATTATAGTCCACATGAAAAAACAATAAAAAAAGCACCAAGTGAACTAAGTAAAGACATATTTGAATTTGAAATAGAAATGATTAAAAAATATAAAACAACAATGGACAAAGAAACAATTGATAGTGCAGAAGGAGCACTAAGAAATCAATTTTTTAAGGACTATGGAAGAAGATTACACCCAGTTGATAAAGGAAAAGATAAAGAGCAACTAATAGAATATTCGCAAGATTTTCTAGCAAAAAAGAAATTCAGAGTATTAAATAACAATAATAACCAAATATTCAAAAAAGAAAATGAAAACTACATGTGGGTAAAAGACAGTGTAGAAAAAGGAAAGCCAACTCCAGACAAAACAGAGAAGGCTTTTTTAAGTTCTGAAAAATACTATAACACATATACAAAAGACTATGCTTATAGTTATGGTGACCACACACAAGATAATTTTCAATATTGGATAAAAGACAACTTACAAAAACTAGGACTAAAATATTAGAAATACTAGGAGGAAACAATGGAGTTATACGAAAATATAGCAAAAACACTAAACCAAAAAGGAATAAATTTAACAATTGGAACAATATACGATTTAATGGCAATATGGAAAGAGTGGTATAGAGGAAATGTAAATGACTTTCACTACTACACAGAAAGAATAAATGGCACAGATGTACAATGCGAGAGATTAACAATGAATATGCCAAAAAAGATATGTGAAGATATAACAAAGCTATTATGGACAGAAAAGACCAAAATAGAGCTAAGTAATACAAAAGCAACACAAAAGCTATGGGAAATATTAGATAGTAAAGAAAACGCATTTACAGTAAACTTTCCAATATTCTTAGAAAGAGTATTAGCTTTAGGAAATGGAGCAACAATAGAATATAAAAACGAACTAGGAAAAACAATAATAGACTACATAGATGGAGATGTAATAATACCCTACAAATACACAAACAGTTATATAAATGGAATGATAGCAATAAGTAGATTTATAGAAGAAATAGGAAAAAACAAAATTTATTATACACATCTAACATATCATGAATTTTTAGGAGATGTATATATAAAATACAATGAACTATATAGCTCAAAAACAGAAACAGAACTTGGAAAAGAAATAGACTTTGCAAGTAAATTTCCAAATGTAAAAGAAAAAGAAATAATAAGAACAACAAACCCATATTTCCAAATATACAAGCCAAACTTAGCAAACAACTTTGACACAAACAGTCCACTAGGAATAAGCATATTAGCAAATAGCATAGATAGGTTTAAATCACTAGACACAAAATATGACAGTTTCAACAATGAATTTATACTAGGCAAAAAAAGAATAATAGTAGATCAATCAGCAATGAAAGGACATATGGAAACAGACAATGAAGGAAATGCAAAATTTATACAATACTTTGACAAAAATGACAAAATATATCAAGCACTAAACATAGACAGTGAAAAAATGAAAGAACCAGTAAAAGAAATAGATATGACATTAAGATATCAGGAACACATAGATAGTATAAATGCAGACTTAAACTGGTTATCAGAAAATGTAGGGTTAGGAAATAACTACTATAAATTCAATGGAGAAAGCACAAAAACAGCAACAGAAGTAGTAAGTGAAAACAGTAAAGCATTTAGAACAAGAGAACATTATTTATCAATAATAAATGACGCAGTATATGACCTGGTAAAAGCAATATGTGAATTAGAAGGAATAAAAACAAACAAAATAACAATAACACCAGATGACAGCATAATAGAAGACAAAAATGCAGAACAAATAAGAGCACAACAAGAAGTAACAATAGGACTAAAAAGTAAAAAAACATACTTAATGGAAATAAAAGGGTTGTCAGAACAAGAAGCAGAAAAAGAACTACAACGAATACAAGAAGAAAAGATGAGTACACAGGAAGTCTATGGAATAATACCAAGTGAGGAGTGATATAAATGTTAACTCCAGAACAATGGGAAGAAATAGGAAAACAGGCAGAAGGTTTATACAATCAACTAGAACTAGAAATAATAGAAGAAATAGCAGAAAGAATAGCAAATGTAGGATATGCAAACACAGTAGTAATAAATAATACAAAAATAGCTCAAGAAATGGGAATAATGTATCAAGACATCATAAGATTAGTAGCAAAGCAAAACGAAATGACAGAAAACAAAATAAAAGAAATATTTGAAAAAGCAGGAATAAAATCACTAAAATATGACGACAAAATCTATAAAGAAGTAGGACTAAAAACAATACCAATAAGACAAAGTAAAAGTATGTGGCAACTATTAGAAACAACAGCAAAAAAAACAAGTAACAATCTAAGTAATCTAGCAATGACAACAGCAGAAACAAGTCAAACAACATTTTACAACGCAATAAACAAAGCAAATATGGAAGTAAGCACAGGAGTAAAAAGCTACACACAATCAATAATAGACACAATAAAAGAAATAAGTAATAAAGGAGCACATATAAAATATCCAAGTGGAAGAAAACTCAGTTTAGAAACAGCAATCAGAATGAACATAGTAACAGGAATAAATCAAACATGTGGAAAAATGCAACTAATGAGAGCAGAAGAACTAGAATGGGACTTAATGGAACTAACAGCCCACATAGGAGCCAGACCAACACATGCAAGCTGGCAAGGAAAAATAGTAAGTAGAAGTGGAAAAGAAGGATATTTAAGTTTAAGTGATATAGGATATGGAGAAGCAACAGGATTTAAAGGAGTAAATTGTAGACACGATTGGAGGCCATATTATGAAGGAAGTACACGAACATATACAGACAAAGAACTAAAAGAAATGGCAGATAAAACAGTTACATATAATAAAAAAGAAATTCCATATTATGAAGCAACACAAATCCAAAGAAAAATGGAAAGACAAATAAGACAAGATAAAAAAGACATAGCAGGATTACAAGGAAGTTTATTAAGTAATAATAAAGATTTAGACATAAAGAAAATAAAAGAAGAATTGGAACAAGCGAAAACAGTAATGGAATCGCATAATAAAACATTAAAGGACTTTTTAGAAGAAACAGGGTTTAGGAGAGATAGTAGTAGGCTAGTAGTTGGAATTAATAAAAAGACAGAAGAAAAAACAAAATTGAATTATAAAGATATAACTAAGGAAATCTCACAAAATAGTAATAAAAAATATAAGATAAAAGAACAACAATATTTTATAGACGAAAAAAATAATAGATATAATGTAGATGGAAAAAATGTAATAATGAAACCAACAGAAAGAGAAAAGGAAGTTGCAAATATTTTAGGTAAGATATATGGTGGACAAATTAAAATTATTCCTAGAATAAATAACCCATTAAATATAAAAACACCAGATTATATAATAGATAATGAAAAATTCGACCTAAAAGAAATTACAGGTAAAGGAAAGTACGTAATACAAGGTAATATAAAAGGAAAAGAAAAACAAGCAAATAATTTTATTATAGATATTACAAATACAGAACTGAAAATTAAAGAAGTAAAAGAACAAATACAGAATATTTATAATTCAAAACATTATATGTGGCTAGATAAAATATTTTTAATAAAAAATAAAGATATATTAAATGTTTATAAAAGGAATAATTAAGAAGTCAACTGCGAACCTTGAGGCTCTCAATTGACTTCTTTTAATAATATTATTAACTTAATTATACAATAAATTAAGTTAATAATCAATATTATATGTTGAAAATATTGGTATTATGCCAATTTTTTATATGCCTTTTTACTTGTTACAGGCGAAAAAAAGAATAACAAAGGAAAAAGTCAACTCTAAAGACTTAAAACGGAGGTAGAATATGGAAGAAAACAAAGAAACTGTAGAAGATGTAAAAATTGAAGAAACAGGAAAAGAGGTTACTCAGGCCAATAATAATGAGGAAGAAAAGACTTTTACACAGGAAGATGTAGACAAAATAGTAAAAGAAAGACTTAAAAAAATGCCAAGTAAAGAAGAAATAAAAGCCTTCAAAGAGTGGCAAGAAACACAAAAAACAGCAGAACAAAAACAAGCTGAAAAAGAAACAGAATATCGAAAGACATTGTCAGAAAAAGAAAGTTTAGTACAAGAAAATTTAGTATTAAAATCTGGAGTAAATATTGATGATGTTGATTATGTAGTATTCAAAGTTTCAAAGAAAGAAGGAGATTTTGAGGATAACTTACAAGAGTTCTTAAAAGAAAATCCTAAATACTTAAAAAATGAACAATATGAAGAAAAAGAATTAAAAGCAACAGGAACACCAGTTAAAGCTATAAGCTCAAAAGAAAGTGGAGTAATGGCAATATTAAAAGCCAAATACCCAGAATTATATTAAAAATAGAAAGGAAGATGTAAAATGGCAAATCCAATATCAGCAAACGGAACACACAAATCACAAGAAAGGTACACAAATGAAATAGTACCACTAATAAGACAAGAATTTTCAATAAGAAACGATTTTAGTAGAGATTATGAAGGAAATCCAACAGTAGGCGCAGTAAAAATACCAACAAGAAATGGAGATATACAATTATCAGATTATGATATTTTAAATGGTATAACAATGACACAATCAGCAACAGACTATATAGACATATTAATAGACAAGGAAAAAGCATTTAGTGAGCTAATAGATGGATATGAGGCAGATGTAGTGCCAGACAATATAAGAGCTCAGAGATTAGAAAGTGCAGGATATATAGTAGGAAAAGCACTAGAGCAATCAGCAATAAATGCTCTAGTAGAAGGAGGAACAATATCAGAAGATGTAACACCACTAACAAAGAAAGATGTCTATGAAAAAATAGCAAAAGAAGTAAACAATATGAAGAAAAGAGGAATAAAGCCATCAGAAATGAGAATAGCAATATCATCAGACACAGAGCTATTATTACTAACAGATGATAAATTTGCAAATACAGCGTCAACAATTGGTGCTGATTTAGTACGTGAAGGAGTAATAGGAAAAGTAGCAGGAGTAGCAACAAAACCATGTTATATGTTACCAGAAGACGTAGAATTTATAATATATGCAAAAAGATGGTGTCAATCAATAGACGCATGGAAAGCAGAAACAGCAATAAACCCAATACAAGATGGAAAACACGTTAAAGCCTCAGCATTACAAGGAAGAATAGTGTATAAAGATACTGTAACAAATGCCTTAGCAGTACAAATCAAGAAAAATAAAGCAACTGCAACTGAATAATAGGAGGGTAAGGTATGCTTAAATACATAACAGAAAGTGAATATAAAGAGTTGTTAGGTCAAAGCATACCTGACAACTTTTATAAATTAGTAATTGAGGCAAGTAGTTATATAGAACAAAGAACATATGGAAGGATAGACCAAAATAACATACCAGAAGAAGTAAAATATGTTACTTGCTTAATTATTGACTTAATAAATGAACAAAACACAAAAATAAGCGAAATAGGCAATCTAAAATCACAGGAAATTGAAGGTTGGAAAGAAACATATACTACACCAGAAGAAATAAAAACACAATACGAAAACAAAAAGCAAACAACACTATCAACATATTTATGGAACATAATAGGAAAAGACGGAAAACCATTATTGTATTGTGGGGGGTGTTAAATGAACGAAAGATTTTTTATACACAAAATAACAGTATATCATTTTAATAGTGAGGAAAATGTTACGAGAATAGAATTTGACAAAGTTTATTTCAGACACAATAAAAAGACTAACTTAATAGACAAAGGCCTTGAAAAAGGAAGTACAGGAGGGGTAACAATACCAACAACAGAAAAGCTAGATATTGGAACAGAGGATTATATAGTTGAAGGAATTATAAAAGAAGATTTCGACTTAAATGAATTAATGGAAAAATATCAAGTATTCAAAGTTGTAAGTGTAGACGACAACAGAAAAGGGAATTTACAGCACTACAAAATAGGAGTAAGTGAATAATGGGAAATGGGTTTAATATAAAAGTAAAAATGAAAAGTGCAAATCAAATAATAAAAGACCATGGACTAGACGAAAATGGAAAAGTAACAGAATTTCTAAGGGATACAGTTTATAGATTATATGAACCATATGTACCAAGAGATAATGGAAACTTATATAGACAAGTAACATATCCAAATAATCACACAATAAAACATATAGTACCATATGCACATTATATGTATAAAGGAAAAAAAGCAGAAGGAGCCACAACACCCAAAGGAGTAAAAAGAAAAATAACAAATAAACCAATACAATATCAAGGAGCACCAAAAAGAGGTGCTGAATGGGAAAAAAGAATGATGAACGATAGAGAAAAAGAAGTATGCGAAGATATAGAAAAATATATAAAAAGAGGTGATAAGTAATGGAAAAATCAAAGATTGAACTAATAAAAGAATATATAGAAACATGTCCACTATTAAAAAAAGGAAAAATAAATGTAGACTATTTAAAAGACAAACCACAAAGCTACTCAATAGATAGAACACCAGTAAATCCAATAGTAAAAACATTTGCAGATGGTGGAGCAATAAACCAAATAGCATTTGACTTTTCAGTTACAGCCCCAATATCAAGCCAAACAATAGTAAATCTAGCCAACTCAAAATTTTGTGAAGACTTTATGAAATGGATAAAAGAACAAAATACAAGAAGAATATTACCAGAAATAAAAGGAATACAAACAATAGAGTGTACATCGCCAGGATATATACTACAAAAAACAGAAACAACAGCAATTTATATAATACAAATGAATTGCCAATATTATGAAAATTAATTAAAGGAGGATTTTAAAATGGACGAAGAACTAAGATTTTATAAAAGAAGTGACATAGTAAACTTTATGGGACTAACAGCGGAAGCAACAGAATATATAAGAATGAAAGGATTTACATCAGCAGAAGATAGTACAAACGTAGAAACAGACGAAACAAAATATGTAGACGAAAAAAATAAAAGAAAAAGAACAACAGGATATGCAACAGAAAAATCATATGAAGCAGACAGAATAGTAGGAAACAAAATACACGATTTATTAGCAGAAGTACAAGAACTAGAAAAAACAGACATAAATGTCCCAATAGTAACAGTAGATTTCAACAAAGAAGGAACAACAAGTGGAACATATAAAGCAAGAAGAAGATTATACAATGTAATACCAGACAGTGCAGGAGGGGACGAAAACAAATACACAATAAGTGGAACACTAGGAGCAAATGGAAAAATAGAAGAAGGAGAGGCAACATCAACAGACAACTGGAAAACATGTACATTTACAGCAAGTACAAGTGTAGAAGGAACAACACCAGAAGGACAAACAATGTCAACAAGAACAACAAAAACAGCAAGTGCAGATAAATAGAAAATAGTAAAAGACACAAAAAAGGACTAGAGTTTGTAACTTTAGTCCTTTAACTATATATTAATCAAACATCTATATTATACTATTGAAAATATAAATAATCAACACAAATAAAAATAAAAAATTAGGAGGAACTATGAAAATATTAGATAGAGAAGTAGAATTTGATTTTTCAGATGTTGAAAGTTATAAAAGATATGAAAATGCTTTAGAAAAATATATGGAAAAAGTCAATGAAACAAAACAATTTCAAGGGACAGAAGGAGAAGGAAAAGAAAAACTTTGTAAAATAATATATGATTTTTTTGATGATCTACTAGGACAAGGAAGTGCTATTCAAATATTAGGAGAAAAACTAAATTTCAAAAAAAGTTTAAAAGCAATGTATGGAGTACTTGAAGAAAAGCAAAAAAGTGATAAAGAAATAAGCGATATTTTAGGAAAGTATGATATAAACAATGAACTTATTAATTCATAAACTACCAACAGAAGTAGAAGGTATAAAAATAAACACAGACTATAAAATATCAATACTCTTTGAACTATTAATGCAAGATATAAAAGTACCCAAAGAATTAAAATTAATGAAAGCATTGCAAATGTATTATCCAGAGTTTAACAAAATAAATAACTATGAAAAAGCAATACAAAATATGATATGGTTTTACAAATGTGGAAAAGAAACAAAGACAAGTAATAAAGGGATTTCAGGAAATAATAAGAATAATCAAATATATAGTTATGAATATGATGACAAATACATATATAGTGCATTTTTACAGCAATACAAAATAGACTTACAAGAAACAAAATATATGCACTGGTGGAAATTCAAAGCATTATTTGACGGATTAAATGAAGAAACAGAAATAGTAAAAATAATGGGATATAGAACAGTAAATTTATCACAAATAAAAGACACAGAAAAAAGAAATTATTATAAAAAAATGAAAAGACTATATGCAATACCAGATATGAGGTCGCAGGAAGAAAAAGAAGAGGAATTTGCAAGAGGATTTTTATAAAATGTCGAAAAGAATTATTTTTCGACATCAATATTCGACAGGTTCTACTCTTTTATTATAGTAAAATATAATAAAGGAGGGGTTTTATGAAAAATTTAGTAAAAAAATGGTGGTTTTGGGTGATTGTAATAATTATAGTGGTAATATTATTTATACTAATATCAAATTATATAGAAAACCAAAGAATGAAAAAGACATTTGCTAATATTGGGAATAGTGCAACAGATTTTATATCTGGTATTGATAATGCAAATTCTCATTTAAACGAATTTAGTTATAATTATGATAGTGGAGAAGTTGAATATAGACCATCAAAAATAACATTACAAATGTATAATAGAATAGAAGAAGGAATGAAACAAGAAGAAATTATTTCAGTATTAGGAAAGTATGAAAATAAACTAGAAGGAGAAAACACTTATATATTAGATTGGGGAGATAGTAATATGAGTAAGGGATACTGGATAAGAGTTATATTTAGTAAAGAAGGTAATGTTATTAGTAAATCACAAATAGGATTAAAATAAAAGCAATATAAAAGCACTTACTTATGTAGGTGTTTTTATTGTATCTGAAAAAGGAAGGTGAAAAAATGTCAGATGGTTCAGTAACAATAGATACAAAATTTAATAATAAAGAATTTGAAAAAGGAATAAGTGAATTAGAAAGCATAGGAAAAAAGGGATTAAAAGGCTTGACTGTTGCTACGGGTACAGTAATGGCAGGTTTAGCAACTTTAGGAGGATATGCTGTAAAAGTTGGAAGTGATTTTGAAAGTGGAATGTCAAAAGTACAAGCTATATCAGGTGCAACAGGCGAAGAAATAGATAAACTTACAGAAAAAGCGAAGGAAATGGGAGCTAAAACAAAATTTAGTGCAAGCGAATCAGCAGAGGCCTTTCAGTATATGGCAATGGCAGGCTGGAAAACTGAAGATATGCTAAATGGTATAGAAGGAATAATGAACTTGGCAGCTGCTTCAGGTGAAGAATTAGCAAGTGTTTCAGATATTGTAACAGACGCATTAACAGCTTTTGGATTACAAGCGAAAGATAGTGCACATTTTGCAGATGTTTTAGCAAAAGCAAGTTCAAATTCTAATACAAACGTAGGATTAATGGGTGAAACTTTTAAGTATGTAGCTCCACTTGCAGGTTCAATGAAATATAGTGTTGAAGATACAGCTGTTGCAATAGGTTTAATGGCAAATGCAGGTATAAAAGGAAGTCAAGCAGGTACAGCCTTAAGGTCAATGTTAACAAGGCTTGTAAAGCCACCAAAAGAAGCAGCAGTTGCTTTAGATAAACTAAATGTATCAGCAAAAAATTCAGATGGTACAATGAAACCGCTATCACAAACAATGCAAGAATTAAGAGTGAAATTTGCTAATTTAAGCGAAAGCCAGAAAGCAAGTTATGCAGCTTCAATAGCAGGACAAGAGGCAATGTCAGGAATGCTAGCAATAGTAAATGCAAGTGATGACGATTTTAATAAATTAACTAAGGCAATAAATAACTCAGAAGGTGCAACTCAGGAAATGGCTGACACAATGAATAATAACTTAAAAGGTGCAACAACAATAATGCAAAGCAATATGGAAAGTTTGGGGTTGGCTATATATGAAAAATTCAAAGGACCAGCAACAAAAGGAATAAAATCAGTCACAGAGGCTTTAGAAAAGCTAACAAAAGATACATCAAATGGAAAGTTATCAAAAAGTTTAGATAAAATCGCTAGTAGCTTTGGAAAGCTAATTGAAAAAGGTGCAAATTTAATGTCAAAGGTTTTACCAAAATTAATTGATGGTTTAGCTTGGATTTTAGACAATGGTAAAACTATTGCTAAAGTAGTAGGAGTAATAACAAGTGCGGTGGCAATCTTTAAGACAACAGCAATGATAAGTAATGTAGTGAATAGTTGGAAAAAAGCAGCTTTACAATTAGCTTTATATAAAGGAACAGCAGAAGGAGCAACAATAGCACAAGGGGTATTAAATGGAGTTTTTACTAAAGGAGAAACAGCAGTTGCACTACTTACAGGAAAGATATCAATAGCAACAGTAGCCCAAAAGCTATGGCATGCAGTAATGGCAACTAATCCAATAGGAATTGTAACTGTAGCTGTTGCAGGATTAACAGCAGGGCTAGTATATTTAGCAACAAGACAAACAGAAGCACAAAAACAAGCTAAAGAATTTGCAAACGAAATTTCTAATACAAAAAAAGAATTTGAAGAATATAATGAAAGTATAAATAAAAGTGCAAAGGCAAATTTGCTTCAAATAGATTCGGTATCAAGATTAAAAAACGAATTATCACAATTGGTTAATGAAAATGGAAAAGTAAAAAAAGGATATGAGGGTAGAGTTTCGTTTATTTTAAATCAATTAAACGAATCTTTAGGTACAGAATATAAATTAAATGGTAATATTATACAGAGCTATAAAAATTTACAAAAAGAAATAGATGGGACAATAGCAAAGAAAAAGGCTAAAATTATACTAGATGCGGAAGAAGAAAAATATTCTAATGCAGTAAAAAATGAAGAGGAAGCAACAAATAATTTAAAAACAGCAAGAGAGGAATTATTAAAAGTTCAAAAAGAGTATGGAATGAGTTTAGATGAGTTAAGAACTAAGGCAGAAAATAGTAGTGGAAAAGAAAAAGAATATCTTAATAATGTAATAAATGCTTATGATAATGCTACACAAACAGTCAAAAGTAATGTTGAAATTCAAAAGCAGTATGCAAATGATTATGCTTTATATGCACAAGGTAAATATGAAGAAATGGGTAAAAATATAGTAAACACAACATCAAGTTGGACAGATACTTCATTAGAAACTATTAGAAACTCTATAAATGAACAATCAAAAGAATTAGAGAATTGTAAAACATTATATGAAATCACTAGTGGTGAAGTATTGAGAACTCAAAAAGAACAAGCTGAAGAAAATTTAAGAACATTAGCACAAAATTTAGAAGGTAGAACTTCAACAGTAAAAACTTTAGGAGCTAATGAATATTCAGCTTGGAAGGCCTTAGCAGAAGGAAATTACAGGATATATTCAGAACAATTAGATAAAATGGATCCAAAATTAAAAGAGAAAATTGAAAATTTAACAGGATATTTACAAGGAGATACAAGCCTTCCAGAAGGTATGGAGATGTTAGTTAAAAAGACTACTTCAAAATTTGAAGAAAAAATGAGTTTTCTTCTTTCAACAACAGATGAAAAACTAGAAGGAGTTAGAGGAAAAATAGATAATAATATAAGTATACCTAATAGTGCTGGTACGCTTGTTGAAAGAATAGGACAAACAATAGAAAAAGATACATCAGTAGAAAATGCTTCAAAAATACTTGCAAATAATGCAAATAATGGATTTAATAATAATGTAGATGGAAGAAAATGGGGAGCAGATTTAAGTATAAATATAGCAGGAGGAATGAAGTCACCAGCATCAATGAATAGAATAAGTGGAGCTGCTACATCAATAGCAGGAGCGATTAAATCAATTATAGGTCATTCTGTACCTAAAGTAGGACCATTAAAAGATGAATTAACTTATATGCCTGATATGATGGATAATTTTGCAGAAGGAATAAAAAGAAATACTTATAAAGTAACTAATGAAAGTGAAGAATTAGCAAGAAGAATAAGGGATAGTTTAGATATAGACAAAATGTATAAAAAATTAAAAGCAACAGTAGACTACGAAACAACAAAATTATCAACAAATCTAACAACAAAAGCAATGTTACAAGTAGAAAAGGACCAAGTAAGGACTGTAACGAATTATAATGACAAGGGTGTAAATGTTACACAAAATTTCTATGATAGGCAAGCAACACCATATGAACAACAAAAACAAGCAAAACAACAATGGAGGAGGTTAGCATATGGATTATAAGCAAAATTTAATATTTAAAAGTGGCAAAAAAGAACTAACAATGAATAGTGAGGAAGAAATACATGTAATAGACATAGCAGGAATAGAGGCAACATCATACACAATAAATACAGCAAATTCAGAACAAGATGGAACAACAGTAACATCTGTAAAAGTAGAACCAAGAGAAATAACAATAACAGGTGACATAGAGAAAAATGATAATGATTTAGTAAATAGAGATTACTTAATAAGATTTTTTGACCCCAAAAAAGAAGGTGAAATGTATATAACAAGAAATAATGTAAAGAGGAAGATAAAATATAGAGTATCTTCCTTAGATTTTGCTACAAATAAGATGTATGACAGAATACAATTTACATTAGTACTAGAAAGTACAGAAGAGCCCTATTTTTCAGACGCCAAAAACAGTGGAAATTATTTGACTTTAATAAGTCCCCAATTTACATTTCCACTTGCAATATGTCCTAAAAAGGTAATGGGATATAGAACATTTAAGCCAGTAATGCCACTTGTAAATGATGGAGATAAGGAAACAGGGATAGAGATAATAGTAACAGCAAAAAGGGGAAAAATGGACAATATAAAACTAACAATAAACAACAAAGAATATATAAAAGTAAATCAAACATTAAATCAATGGGACATACTAAAAATAAACACAAACCCACGAAAAAAATCAATAACATTAAATGGAGAAAATATCATAAACAAAATAGACAGAAACAGTACATTTTTCAGTTTAGGAATAGGAAAAAACATATTAAAATACGAGTGTGATAATGGAGGTACAAACATAGATATAGATGTACAATTTTACAGGAAGTATTTAGGAATATAATAGGAGTAAAAAAATGGAATTATTATTATTAAACAAAGATTTTGAAATATGTGGATTAATAGATGATTTTTCAAGTTTAGTATGGAATAGAAAGTATTATGAGTGTGGAAATTTTAGTTTACAAATAGGAATAAAGTATTGGGAACAATTCAAAAATGCAAAATACATATATTCAAAAGAATTTAAAGAAACAGGAATACTAGAAACACTAAACTACAAAACAACAACACAGGGAATAGAAATACAAATGTCAGGAAGATTTTTAGAAAGTAAATTATCACAAAGAGTAATAAACACAACACAAAACTTTAAAAATCAAACAACAGAAGATGTAGTAAGAAACTTAGTAAACACATTTGTAATAAATTCAGGTGATAGAAAAATAGCAAATATCATATTAGGAGAAAGAAAAGGGCTAGGTAGAACCAGAACAATGCAAATGACAGGTGATAACTTACTAGACAAAATATATGAACTATGCAAAGAAGACGAACTAAGCATATGCTTAAAATATGATTTTGATAATAACAAAATGGTATTTGAAGTATGGCAAGGACTAGATAGAGTAGACACTCAAAATGAAAACACATGGGCAATATTCTCAAGAAACTTTGAAAATATAATAGAAGAAGATTATTCACTAGATGAAACGAAATATTGTAATTATGCTTATGTAATGGGTGAAGTTGAGGAAGAAACAGGAACAGACAGCCAAGGGAATACAACAAAAAGTAAAAGGCGTGTTGATGTTATTGTTAATAGAATAAAATAAGGAGAAGAAAAAAAAGAATTATAACATTTATGAACTAAAAAAAAAAATGTAAATAACAACTATATATGTTATACTAACCAAGGTAATATGATATCTTATAATGAATTAATGGACTATCTAATTATTACTTTACAAGAAAAAATATTTACTATGAATATAATCGATATAATAAAATATATTAAATCTAATGAGATAATAATTAATAACCAAAGAATAAGTATTGAAAAATTAGATTTATATTCTTTATATTTAAGTTATACTACTTTTCAAAATATAATTGCATTAAATGAATTATATAATTTAAATAAAGATTTAATGAGAGATGCTAAAGACAGATTAGAAATGAAACGAATTGGTCGAATTATTATGAATGTTATTGAAGAAAATCCTGATTATATTAATTATAGTTGGCAAGAATTAGAAAATGCCTTAAGAAGTATACCAGAATTACAAAACCTAGATTCAGAATATTTAAATACATGTGCTTATAAAGCTGGATATAATACAAGAAAAATTAAAGTTCAAACAAAAATACACTATAAATAGAAAGTATGATAAAATAAAAAAAGAAAGTGAGAAACTATATATGAAACGAATAATAAATATTATAACAACAATTGTAATTGCTGCAATCACATACTACTTAACATTACCAGCAATTAATCTTAATAACATAGGCTTTTATTTCTATCTGGCTTTTATAATTTTGGTTTATGCCATACTAGATAGTACTGCTCAATATAATAAAAATGCGATATTTAAAAATGGGAAATTAATAAGTTATGAAATGCCTAAAACCTTATCATTTGCTATAACAGGCATTTTTGCAGGTTTTATAATTATCATGATTGTTAATTTTATCTGTTCACCAATTTTTAATGCTAAGAGTTATCAAACAAGAATTACTGTTAATGAAAATGGTAACTTTTCTGAAGATATTGAAGAAGTTAATTTTAACCAATTACCTTTATTAGACAAGGCTTCTTCACGTGTTCTAGGCGATAGAGTAATGGGTCAAATGAGTGAATTAGTTAGTCAATATAGAGTATCAGATTTATATACTCAAATAAATTATAATAATTCAATCTTAAGAGTTACACCTTTAGAATATGC